TAGCACCCTTGTCTAGCTTGCTGTCTCCACCGTCAGCAATCTTGATAGATTGCATCAAAGCAAGGTATATAGCACGATCTTGACACCACTTTTCAGTAGCATCTACCACCCAATCCTTATCAACCCACTCGTCACTATAGTTTTTAATTTCTGTCAGACATTGCTGAAAAGTCTCATCTGTCAGATCACTACGATTTTGTAGATTGATATTGAGAACCTCCTTGGTTGGAGTCTTATCATATTTGGTAGAAAACTCTTGTATCTCCTCAAATACAACCCTCTCATGGAGTTCAATAAAGTATTCTGGTTTGACGAATGGGACTACCTTACGATAATACTCCTCATCATATATTAAATTCCTTAGAATTGTTTCTTCAATGCGTTCAGTCATTCAAATTTTAACCTCGCAAATGATTTTTCACTCAACCTCGTCTGAATCAGTTTACCATACTCTTCGTGTAGTTCGCAACCGATGTAGTGTCTTTGTAAGGATTTAGATACTAAAGCAGTTGTGCCAGATCCCATGAAAGGATCTAATACTGTATCACCTTCCTCACTACCTGCTTTGATACATGGTTCAATTAACTCAGGTGGATACACTGCAAAGTGTGCTCCCTTATATGGTTTGGTTTTAACCTCCCATACAGTTTTCTTACGCTTTAATCCCTTACCATCTACAGTTGATTCTTTTATAGCATCCACATCAAAATAATAATTCTGACTCTTACTGAATAGAAAGATGTATTCATGTGACTTAGTGCATCTATCTCTTACACTCTCTGGCATTGGGTTAGGTTTATGCCATATAATATCCTGCCTTAGATACCATCCATCTGCTCTCATAGCAAATGCAAACATCCAAGGAATACCAATCAAATCTTTTTCTTTAAGACCTTCTAGTTTGTTACCTCGTCTAGCACATTTATCTGGTAAATCTTGTTTAGTTTTAGATACTGATTGTTTATGAATTGCTTGACCTTTACCTGGTCTATAGTTGTAATAACTATCACCAAGATTAACCCAACAAGTTCCGTCATCAGTAAGACAACTTCTTACCTCACGAAATACCTTTACAAGATTGTCAACATATTCTTCTGGTGTTTGTTCCACACCAATCTGATCTTCCTCACCACCATAATTTCTCAAACCATAATAAGGCGGTGATGTTACACACATCCTCGCCTTACCTGTAAATTCTTTTAGTGTGTCACGACAGTCACCAAAGAGAATTGTATCCTTCAATTTAGATCCTCCTTAACAAATAGTTTGCCCATATCTTCATGACGAATACGAAACGCAGTACCACGATTTCTTACTGCTTTACCCTTATTATACTGAGTATAGAGTCTAAAGTCAATAGAGATTACATCATCTTCAATCAATTCTCTAAATTTTTCTTTCGTTGTTCCTTTGAACAAGTATGCTTCGTTGTAATGAAACCATTCAATGCCATCAATCTTTTTAGTTTCTGCTAATACTTTGATACAATTAGGAAATTTATTACCAAACTGTGCAACTAGTGTGACCCAGTTCCATTTGACAATAGTAGTATTGCCGCATTTAACGTAAAGATAATCAGTATCAGTTTCAAAATAGTATCCTCGTTTGTTAGGAGTTTTTGTAACTGTAGACTGAGCAGATTTTTCACCAATATATTTGGTATGTGGAAATCCATATCCCTCAAGAAATTCAAGTTGTGTCATTTGCCATTCACCCTCTTTATTAAAGAGAGTTTGTAGTCCACTTGCACCCTTACGCTTAACCTTTAATTCGTTACCATCAATGTCTGGCCCTGCTATATTGTTTTCTTGCAGTCCCAATTCATCTTCAAATGTATTACCAGCAGCACCATCACCTTTACGTTGAGATTTAATAAATCCCTTTTCTTCAATAGTTTTGTACTTGATAATAAATTCAGAATAGTTCATTAATTACCATAACTATATTCTGTCCTTGCTGCTTCTTCAAGTTTAGTCATTACTTCTTCAGTGAAGTATTTTTCTGGATCTGCGAGAATCGATTTAGGATAAACAGAAGAACCATCAATCTTAATACGATTGCCAACCCGCTCAAAGACTCCGTATCGTTCACCCAGTTCCAGTAGTCCGTAATACTTGTCAAGTCCACGTTCGTCAAAAAATAAACGTGTCTCAATTTTACTACCTTCTTTTGTTAAACGAGACTTTTTCGCCTCACACTTGATGATGTTACCTACTAATTCAGTACCATCTTTCTCTTTTTTCTTACCAAGGTAAATGATTGTGGAAGCAGCATACTTAAGACCTGTTCCTCCACCCATTTCTTTCATCGGAACATAAGAACCGATAACATCGTATGTATGGTTGGTAACAATCATAGGAACGGATGCCTGTCCCAGTTTGAGGGTAAGCACACGAAAAGCACCCTTGATCAACTGACTCTTAGTCATGTCTCTGACCTGCTTATCATTAGCAACGTCTTCTATCTCCTTTGTAGTTGAAAGCATACCAAGAGAGTCTAACACAAACAGCATAGGAACTCTTTCGTCTTTAGGTTCTTTCATATACTTGTCCAAGATACGACAAGCTTGTGTCCTGAACTCTTCAATAGTTGCAACAGGCATGATGATCATACGATCAGAATCAATACCCCGAGTCTCAATCATATCACGCGAGATAGCAGATTCAGACTCAAAATAAATGACTCCACCCGTAGGATTATCAGCAAGGAAATTACTAACGACGCTGAGAGCAAAAAAAGTCTTGCCAGTGCTTGATTCTCCAGCCAAGGCAGTAACTTTATTGGAGGGTAAACCTCCAAACAAAGAACCACTAACCAAGGCATTAAAGATGTAAGACCCAGTATCAACGTAAGATGTAATGTCGCCAGCAGCAATCCCTTCGCTAACACGACTAGCAAACTCATTGCCACTATCCTTAATTACTGTATCTAGGAATCCCATTGATTTACATTCTCCTCGTAAAAGTTTACATAATTATATTTCTGCTTCATGAGTTTAGAAAACCCAATAGCAGTTTGGTAGTCTTCAAAGCACTTGATGTCCTCTGGTCCTACTTGACCGACAAGATGGTTAGTCCATGTCACAACAAAGATTCTTTTACTCATTCAAAGAAACTCGTAATAGTAATGGTTTTCTCATGTTGCCATCCAACACATTCTAGCACCTTTTTGAGTGGTTCAAGAAAAGATTTTTCAAATTGTATCTGGTAATCCACATATTTTTCAATGCCAAACTCCTTAGGCAACTTGCCAAAGAAACTGATTACATTCTCATGCAACGGGTTTGGTGTCTTGAGATACATGAACTTGATTTTTTCACCTTCTTGAATGAGAGGATGCTTGTGTTCTACCTTATGTTTTTTGACATAGTGATTATAGAGTAGAGCACCTCTTACTGCAATGGGTGTTCCTTTCTGGTAAATTTCAATTGGGTGGCGATATTTTGCCAAGTTGTTAACGCCTCTGGGGAAGGCAACTTCTTCGTAAGGTCGCAGTCTGGTCTCTGCTCGCACAACATTGATAAAATTGATAAGTTCATCATTTGTCTTGCCGATAATAATCTTAAACGCTGCATACAATTTATCCCTGAAATAAGATGGAGTAGAAGAACGAGCAGTCTCCAGACCCATAATTTTTATCTTTGGTTCTTTATATCTAACGCCTTCACTGTCCCATACGTTGAGAATGTAACGCTTCTTCGCAGTCCAGATACCACGATCAGCGATGTTCTCTCGCTTCATGCTCATCTTTTGATCATACGCCGAAACGTAGTTCGCAAGTTCCTGATAAGAGGATTCGATGAATGATTCCAACTTTTCTTCACAGATCTTGTCAAGTATAGAAACAATTGCTGCTTTGTCGCTAGACTTAGCACCAAAAAATTTATCAACAAAAGGTCCGAGATTAAGATAAATTGAGTCGGTGTCAGATGCGATGACATAATCAACCGAATCTGTAGAGAGCAGTTTATTTAGGTATCCGTTCATACGGTTTTCAATCCACCGAATGGATACCTGACCAGACAATGTAATTGCCTCAGCATTAGCAAGACGATAGTATCTAAAGTGTTCGTTACCGATAGCACCATAAGCAGAGTTCAAAGAAATCTTCTTTGCCATCTGGATGTTATTGCATCGGGCGATCTCTTTCATGAGTTCAACAGTAGGAGTCTTCTCATACTGTTGTTTTGCTTTGATCATTCTCTTCTTGAATATAACACGAGAGTCATACATCTTCTTCATCATTTGTGGCAAAAACCCGTGCTTATCTTTACGATACTGAGCTCCATTAGCACACACAGCATACTCACCATCAATCTCTAGTTCTTTATCAAGGATTTTATCAACAGTTGCTGTCAAATGTCTCTTGTCAAGAAGGGTTTCGGGCGAGATGTTGTACTGCATAATAAGATGAGGATACAGAGAGTTGAGATCAAAAGACACCACCCAATCATAGAATCCAGGTTTTGGTTCTTTAACATATGCCCCCGCATACTTCTCTGTTTTAGTTGCACTTTCTTTCTTAGAAGGAATAGCAATCTTACGCCTAAGAAGTTCACAATATATGTAGTTGTCCCACATACGAACCTGTGAGAATACATCCTCATAGTTTACCTTAGCATCATATGCCATGGTATATGCAAGTTCAATCAACTTCATCTTATCATCTAGTTGATCTACCAGACGAACGTCATGAATGTTGTATTCAATAAACTTCTGCCAGTCTCCCTCATAGAACTCTTTGAATGTGTCAAACTCTGAGTGATCTAGTTTCTTAGATCCAAGTTCAACAAAAGCAATATGGTCTAGACGATATGATTCTTGGTTGGTGTAAGTAAATTTCTTATACAGTTCTAGGTAATCAAGTTGCGAGATGCCAAGCATATCGATAGAGAAGTTCTTGCGACCTTTGATAAAGATCTCACGTTGTGACACTAGTTTCCAAGGCGACAACAACTTCACAAATTTCTCACCCATAATACGATTCACACGGTTATGGATGTATGGCATATCGAACAGCTGACAGTTCCACCCTGTGACAACATCAGGATAGTTCTCCTGCCAGAAGTCAAGGAAAGCACCCATCATAGTCTCCTCAGACCTGAAGTGCATGTAGTCAACCATACTATCCTGGTTGTTAAAAGGACGAGCACCAAAGACCGTTATACGCCCCGTGAAGGAGTCCTTGATACTGATAGCAAGGATCTCTTGGTCAGCACTCTCTATGTCAGGGAAACCGTTCTCAGCAGCAGTTTCAATGTCAATAGTAAAGACACGGATTTTACTGCTGTCAAACTTTAGTTCTTCTTCAGGATGTTGCTCGGCAATGTATTGATACAAGAAACGAGAGTTTCCATAGATGTCAAAGTCATCAACTTCTTTATACTGTTTGATAAATTCGCGAGCATCATTGATAGAACCAAACTTATGTGGTTCTACACAATCACCTTCTAGTGTTTTCCACTCAGAATAATTTTTACTAGGCAAGTACATCGTGGGATTAAAAGGTACTCTCACGCTATAGCGATTGCCATTCTCATAACCACGTACAAGCAGACGATTGCCTGCTTGCTCAACACTAGTGTAAAACTTCATTCAAGAGATTCGATATAACGAGCAAGGAGTGCCTTGCTTGGATTAGTCACAACAGTAATGTCAGAAGATCTGACATTAAACTCACGTTCTGAAGCGTGAGTTGCCCATGGGACGATCTGACCTTCACAGTCTATCACATAGGGTTCAATCAACCACACATCAGGGTCACCTGGTAAAGTGTCTCCCTCAGCAGGTTCTACCTGAGCGATGATCCACTCATTCTGCAGCTTGATCAGGTTCGCTGTTATCTCCATTGTCAAGTTCCTCTTCGGGGATAAAAATTTGATCTTCAGTTATACCAATTTCTCCAAGTCTTTTAACAAAACTATCAAGAATATTACTGTCAGGATAAACTGCACTAATAATATGGTCTCCGCTTAAACGATGTTCTTCTACTGGTGAAAAAGGACACCAACGTTCATAATTAATTGGAATTGTTTTATCTTCATTCACAGTTCCAAGTTTTAATCTGAAAGGATATACCATTCTATATCCAATAATTTGCTGTTCGTTATCGGGATCGGTCATTTGACCAAAAATACAAATAACATTATCGCCAGTCACAAGATTCACAATTCTCACGTTGTGATTTGTTTTAATTTGAACAGTAGTCATAGAAATAAGTAGTTTACAAGTTAGTTTATCATTAAAAAAGAGGACCGTCAAGTCCCCCTTCATGTTTATTTAGAACCAAGTTTTTAGTTTCTGTTTCTCTGGTAGGTTTTTGACAAGAAGAACTTTAAGAAGACCATCTTCAAATTTCACATCTTCGACTTCTACATCATCTGCCATTTGCCAGTTGCGTGAAAATGTTCTGTAGGAGATACCCTTATGAGAATATTTACGTTCTTTATCTGGTGGTGCTTTCTTAGCAGATACTGTTAGAACATTCCGTTCTGTTGTGACTTCAATATCTCCACCTGAAAATCCTGCAAGAGCGACTTCCAGCAGGGTTCTGCCATCATGTCCGTCCACCACATCGTAAGGTGGGTAATTTGATCCACCTCCTGCAATAGCTTCAAGTCTACTGAATGTTTCATCAAATCCGATTGAGTAGGGAGTATAAGTTTCCCAGTTGATATTTACCATGTCCTTTAATAAGCGACGTTAATTTTAAGACCCCGAAGGCATCTCGCGTAAAAGGGGGATGTTTCCATCCCAATCCCCTCACAGTATTATTTAACGATAACCGTTTAAACTTTAATAACGGTTTTCCTTATTAAAGATTGCGGTTTACTCTACCGTAGTTTTTTTACGACCGATATTATACTTTGACTCAAGTGTCCACTCACCTTTCTCCCTGAAAGACAAGACTTTAATTTGATTCAAAGGAGCAAGGTCAGCAATTGCTTCTATGTTAACAACAGAGATAAGTCCCCAGTCGCTAAGAAGTTGAACGATACGATTACGACGTTGAACATCGTTTAATGAAAGGTTAGTATTCTTGCCATCAAGAGCAAACAATTCTTTGAAGTGAACGATATAATACGTACCTTGCTTATGTAAAATATGGCAGGACTGATAGATCTTTTTTTCTTTACGAGATGCTACTCCAATACGTGTTAGAGTTTCTCGCACTTTAAGAAAATCATCTGGTTCTCCAAGAACCACTTCCACCATATCAGTTTGTTTCCACTGGATTATAGTTTCATCATTCATGTTCTTCCACCTTTATTCAATACCTTGGTAATATGATCTAATTGATCCTTGGTAAGAATCCTGAGAGCTTGGAGTGCTTTATCGTCATTATAACCATAATACTCTTTAACTACTTCAAGATAATCAATAGAATCTTTTCGTGCCCAAGGAGAGAAACGCTTCCTCGGTTTCACACTATTTAGTAAAAAGTCATATTGCATCTTCTTGTCAAGGTGAGAGTTTTTATTCATCTCATTGACATATAGAATAGTATCAGTGAAAGAAGACAAGCACCTATTAACAATATAAGGAGGATACCCTCGCTCACCATCAGCGTCATCATTTAGGATACTTTTTTTCGATTGATTGATTGAGTACAGATAATCTTTCAGTTGATACATTATTTAAATACAGCGTTAACAGAAACAATTTTAGCACCAGGATTACGAGCAAGGGCAACCTCGCGAGCATCCTGATAGTTGCGAGCAATCACTTCCTCAGTAAAGACAGTGCCTGCTTTGTAGAGTTTGACTTCACATTTCATAGTTTGCTAGGACGAGTTCCTTACGAGACGCTTGATCTGTATTATAACTCCCCACGCTCCTCATGGTGTAAGTGTGTGCAAATTCAGCAGCTGTCCACCCCTTCTTAAAGCGATCCCGGATCAGTTGCGTTGAATTGTATGACACAAGTTGAGGACCGATAAAGCGATCACAGATAGCAGCAAACCCATCATGATCAAATCCTTTATGCATATTTCCTTTCTTACCATAGAGATTAGAACCAATCTCATAAGGAGGATCTAGATAAGTAAAAACATCTTTACTATCGGTAAGTAGTTCTTGATATCGAAGATTTGTAATCTTCCACTTCTTAATCATCAAGGAGTAGTCTGGAAGTTTATCAATGCCTCGCATCGAGAAATTGCTCTCTGACGCTTGCTTGCTGAAGGAACTGGATTCAGTGAGACCAGAAAAAGAGCACTTATTAACAACGTAAAAACCAACAGCACGAAATACATCGGATATCTGATCATCGTTCACTTTCTCCTTGGCGTCTAAAAATAATAATTTTGCTGATACTGGTTCTGGATGACGTTGCTTAAGTTGAACCAACTCATCATGAAGTTCTTGTCCTTGATCCTGAAGCACTCGCCAGAAATTATAGAGGGGTTCATAAAGATCATTCACCCAGATGTCTAGGTGTGGATATCGTTTACCAATTTCCAATGCCACAGAACCACCACCAACAAATGGTTCACGATACTCAGTATAATCTTTCAGATTAGGGATATACTGAAAGAGTTTACTCAGGGCACGACTCTTCCCGCCTGGGTACCTCAATGGTGTCTTCAATGACTTCAATGTCTGGGGCATGGTATTTAAGGTATTCACGAAAGATCATTTTCATTTCACGCTCTGTCAT